GTAACATTTACTGTTAGAATAACCTTGCCAGAATTTACAGAAACAAGTCTCATCGAAACTGTGACTTGATCTGTTCTGTATGAAGTATCGCCTCCAACACCAAAGTAGCGTAATCCATTACCACCACTTACGATATTAGCATCATAGCCGACAATACCCCCTTCCAATATTAAACCAGCTAACTTCAAGGGTTTAAGCTCTGGTTTGTTCTCACCTTGTTCATACTGTTCATATGTGGACTTTGCTAGTTGTCGTTCTTTAACTAGGTTATTAAGTCCACCTCGTTCTATGACTATAAACCAATCACCCTTTGCTGCACTCTGTAGCGCATCAATAACCCAAGAATCTGCACCTTGAGTTACAGCAGATGATAGTGAAGAAAACCTCTCATTAGGTTTCCTTTGTCCTGTTTTATCTTGAAATTGGTACACCGCAATAGTCATCGGTGGCGCATCAAGAAGTGGTAGGTCTTCCAACTTTTCTTGTACCCCACTCTGAAATTTCTGGGGTGGTTGTAAATCTAAATTCTGTTGTGTCGCCATTGAGGTACATCCGCCCAATAGACAAACTGAAATCAAAAATAATACAAACTGTTCCATTTAGAATCCAAATCCTGTTAAGGGAACAACCAATTCAGTGACAGAACCATCTTCTTCAGTAATGGTAACTGTGATTGTCCCTGCTGTTAAATCCTTTACCCAATAAATTGTAGCACCTTCTAAATCAGCAGTTCCAGAAAGTGCGCCATTTTCTTCGAACATGGCATCTACTAAGTTTTTTGAAATTTGAGCATAAATTCTAGATTCTACGTTTTGAATAAATTTGTTAATAGTCTTGTTTGCTTCCTCTCTCGCTGCCTCCCTTTCGGCGGCTTCAGCATCATCTTTAAGTTTTTGTTTACGATTGTGTTCTATCTGAGCGATAGAAAGAAAGTGTTGTGATTGTCCAATACCGCTAAACGATGGACTACCAAATGTGTGTACTAAGTCACTTGAATAACTAAGTGTCGGGGTTATTGTTAGGATTGCTCCTACTGCTATTAGTTTTAACGTCTTCATGTCTTGATCCATACCTCTGTAATATTTCTTCAACATCCCCATCAATGGGTTTGCCTTCTTTTTTATAATGTTCTAACAACATTGAGAGCTTCGTATTCAGACGTATCATATCATTATCAAGCATTCTTATTCTATCTACTAATGCAATAAGCGTACCCATTGCTTCACCAATTACTGGATCAATAACTTCAGTAACCCATTTCCATATAAAAAATACAAAGTAAGCAAGACCTACTGCTGCAATTACTGGAAACCCATACTGATTTATTGCTTCTACCAATCCTTCCAAATCACTATCCTCTAATCACGCCTTGCATCTTCTTTACCTTCATTAGCTGCAATTCTGTCAATATTAGGCTTGACTTGAAATGCATAACTCATTAAGGCATCAATTTTTACCAAATCATTATTCATAGTCTGAACACGGTTATCTAAAGAGCTTATAATTCCCTTTAACGTGTTCACACTATCAGTAACACCTGCTAATATAAATCGGATTGTTAGGAAGACGAAATATCCTGATGCAATAGCTCCTGCTATTGGAGCTCCTACGTCACCTATAAATGATAATACATCCATACTTCTCTTCTCTCAATAAATACTATTTATAAAAAAACCGGCCTATTCACGTTCAATTAACCAAAATGTCTCAGGCGATACAAAAGTTTCATTCCATTCTTGATTAACTACCCTGTATTCCCAAAAGATATGATTAACATACCCTACACATAAAGCTATTATTATACCACAAATCAGAAAATATATCTTCTGTCCTCTGGTAAAATAATGGTCATCATTCCACTTCTCCATTCACCTAACCTTTCTATACTGAAGTTTTGTTCTTATAACTATTTATACAGTGTCGATAAATTGACAGGTAATGAATATTTGACGCTAAAAAAAAGGGACAGAGTTTGCACTCTATCCCTTTCCCCACACTAAGTTCTTTCTCTATATTCGGTACAGTCTAGCCGTCTAGTGTGTTGTAATACTACAACTGTACTTATCTATTTTGGGTCTGTGTGTTACACCGCTACCCTAGCATAGATACTATTCATTTGCCAACTTTTCAAAGTATGACATGGCATCATCATCGTCATCAGATGCCGCAGCCACCGTTGAAGGTTCTGGAGCGGGTTCAGATTTGAACTGAGGTGTGAAGTCTGTTGACTCCTCATCTTGCATTCTTTCTGCAGCAGTCTTACCAGTGGTAAGTTTGCCTGTTAGTACCGCATCCAAACGAGTCTTCAATTCATCATATGATTTAAAGTTTGACGGTGCAAGAAACTCAGCAAGTGAATGCTGTGATTTGTAGATTGCTTCCAACTCTTCATCAGTTGATTTCAATGCAGATTTAGCATCCAAACCAGACTTATCGTAGTTCCAGTAACCATCTACTTTGCGAATCTTCAACATGAAGTTTGCACCTTCCCAAAAATCAAATGGGTTGATAGGTGTTTCATCTGGAAACTCTGGTTGCATTGCTTCCATGAGTTTGTCAAAGATTTTCTTACCGAATCGGTAAAGCATAACCTTACCCTCGTTTTGAGGATTAGTCGGATCACTCACAACGTAGACATTTGCAAAATATTGCAGTTTACGTTTCTGTTTACGAGCAATCTCTTTATCACTCTCTACACCAGAGTTCCACAGTTGCGAGTTGTACTCACTCACTGGGTCTTTCTGATTGAGTGTGGTCAAAGAGTTCTCAATAAACCATTGTCCAGTTGGGCCTTGGAATGCGTGATTCCAAACTCGTACCCAAGGAAGTTCCTCACCCTCTGGTGCTGGTAGGAATCGAAGTACTGCGTACCCATTGCCTGCCTTGTCCACCTGTGGTTTCCACAGACGTTCATCCACATAGGATTTCTTTTCTGTAGCTGGGGATTCGTCCTTTTGGACTTGTTGTAGTAGTTTATCCAGACTGTTCTGGTTTCTTAGTGCTGAAATTGACATATTGTTTTCTCCGTATATTGTCGTATGTTTAAGTATTTCACATCATTCATTATGTAACAGTATTTATAATACCGTAAAAGGGGGCATTTGTCAATAGATAAATCAAACTTTATCTTTATTTCTTAATGCATCCCATTCTTGTGGTGTTGCGTCCCAAAGAGATTTACGACTATAATCATGTGTATCTTCACCGTATCGTCCACGCTCTCTGTTACCATCACCATTTAGTTCCGTAATGTCCTGTTGCATTGCTTTATAGTCTCGCAATTCATCTTCTTCATTAGGAACTATCTCAACATTCCCATCAAACGAATATCCATTCGCAAGCAGGAAATGTTGAAATGCGTCACACATCTCATCCAAATCAGAACCGTCTTCAACATTGAATTCAATTCTGTTAGTGTGGTGTGATGTTGTTAAACCATGCACATCTTTTTGTACAGGCTCTTCATGTATAAATTTATACACTATAGTTTCTCCATTAGTGGAAAGATTTTAGCAATCTCTATTGCACATTTCTGTGCAACTTCCATGTGTTCTTTTTGAGTTCCATTCGCACTACGAAGTTCAATATAATGAACCCAAGAACGTAAAGAACCTTGCATATATAGTCGAGTCTTGGTCAGTCCTTCTGGGAGAACTGCACGAGCCTGTTCCTTTGCAATACCATTATCAATCGCCCACTGATATACTTCTTTAGCACGATTGATAAGTCCATGTTGTCTGCGACCCCACTCAGTAATCAAATCTTGCATCTTCGCATTTTCTTGAATGGATGGGTCACGTTCAATCTCAATAGAGTTTTGCCTGTTTTTAGGGTCTTGTAAACGGCACTCTCGTGTCGTAAATTCATTGCCCATTGCAGAAGGTTCTGCATATCGTTGACTAAACTCTTGGAATGCAAAACTACGATGTCTTACAATCTGGTGAGCAATGTCACGAGTAGTATCAATCTCTAGTGTTGCACTTGCCATTTCTAATGGACTCCAATGTTTATGCTTCACTAGGTATTTGATAAGTTTTTCAGATGTCTCTGTGTTCATCTGGTTTGCTGGATTAGATACACGAGCACAATATGCAATCAAGTCTTGCACATCATCTATGCCGATAATCTTTTCTTCATCCTTCGGTGGTTGACTATAACTAATCAGTCTTGCTGATGTTATCATCTGTGGTACTTCCTTAATCTCTGTCACCATTATCTTCCTTTTTTGTCAAACTGTAACCGCCATCGGGCAGTTCTTCCCATAACAGAGTATCGCCTGTGTCCCAACCAACTGAGTCAATTGACCCTGGCGGAAACTCAAAAAACATCTCTTTTGTTTTACCATCTTGCTGGACTTCAACCAACCATGTATTCTGTGACAATTGTTTATATTTCATAACAACTCCTTCAAAATAAGCAGTTTGATATCATGCTTAGGATATTCGGTTAACCCGCCTTGCGATATCGAGGGCGATAACCATTACTCGGCTTATTAGCGAGTTCCGAAAGTCTCTTGGAGAGAATAACATCACGCTTTTGCAGTTCTGCTAAATCTCCCTCTAAAGACTTAATTCGTGTTTTAGCTTGTTCAAGCTTTGCACGATAGAAATCTCGTTCTCTAATAAGTTCATTCGATTCGTTTGTTCGAACTGGTGATGCAACTTGCACTTCCATTAGAATGTCTCCTTTACCAGATTGAGTAGTTTCGATTTACACTTCTCTCTATCATAAGAGAGAAATGCGGCGTATTTGACGATTAATCGTCTAGTGTCAGGCCATACTAAGTCATCTTTCATTCCTTCATCAAACCGTTTTACATAGTTAAGTAATCCTTGAAGAATTACCGCCGTTTCGATACTCACTCTCTTTGCGAGTATGTTCTTTAATAATACAGGATGTTTACCGTTTTGTAAAGAGAAAATTGAATTAAAATCATCAACTTGATCAAATAAAAAACTCATGTCCTGTAAAAAGTTATATGTCAGTGATTGTTTGTTCTTAGACCATTCTAAGTAATTTTCTTCACTGAAATCCCCTAACCATCCTTTTGGAGACTTAACAAAGTTTGCTATATAGTATTCTTGTGTCTTATCTCCATACTTTCTTGCTACCCTTGCAAAGAAATATCTGTCTCTACGTTTTAAGAACGAAGCCTTTGAGGCAGAAGTCTTTCCACCATATCTAGTGAAATCATAATCACTTGTAAAATGTAGTTTCAGACCAAGATATAGTTGGTAGGATTCCCACGCTTCCATTGGACTAGTCCTTAAACTGGTAGGGTTGCTACTCTGGGCAAGAAGTTTAATTTCCTTGCATCCGCTTCTATTTTTTCTTTGAGTGGTTTTGAGATTAGAGGCCCAATCGTGTCAGGCTCCATCTGGTGTTTTTCGCAATAGTCTAATATTGCATCCATGTATGTTACATCGTTTCCTTGACTTACAATCTTCTCTATTTGAAGAGCGAACTTCTTTGGTGTCATCACAACTAGTTCTTCTAGATTCATAACAAACTCCTGTTAACAGGTTAATAAAGTGGTGAGAGGCATTGATAGCCCCTCACCGATAAATGTAGCAGAGCCAGTATATAAATGCTGGATGCAAGTAGGCATTAGTCTCTCTTAGTTATAAACTTGTAGAGTTCTTCTGCCTTTTCCATGACGGCGGCGGGTTTATACATCTCTGGTGTATATCTTTCATACACCTCTTGTATATCCTTACCGTTGTCTTTATATTGTTCAATCATTGACCAGAACTTGTTGTTCGCAACTTCGTGTTGCTGATCCATCATTTCCTTCGCCATTTTAAGAACATCGAACCGTAGTTCAAAAGGGTTTTTATTACTCATAACTTTTCTCCTTATGTGTTGTGTTGTGTGATTGTGAGGGTAACAGTTCCCCCACACGGATGTATTAAGGCATCACCCTTCAAAAAAAACTGGAGCGGGTGGACAGAATCGAACTGCCGTCATAAGGTTGGAAACCTCAAGTAATGCCATTATACGACACCCGCTTAATTCCACTTTTCTGTTGCTAAGTAAGTGGACAACTCCCTGCGTTTACGCCGCTAAGGCGAAATCAGATGTGGCAAAGTTATCGTTTGCGTTTAGTTTTTTTGACTGAATATCGTAAGTCACCACGGTAATCTACTCGCCTCTCGTCTTGTCAGTCGATTCCTAATTCGCCCCCATCAAAAATACATTGTCTTAAACCCTCGTGAGGTCTGTGTCTCTGCAAAGACACCTTATTGCAGTAAGGTGCAATGTACTTTTGGTGGAGGCGGAGGGATTCGCACCCTCGTCCTGTCCAAGTGTTGATTTGTATCAACGACTACATATATATTTATATCACAAAGACGTTCCAATGTCAACAAGTTTTTCAAAACCTTTTCCAGTAGCTACTATGCAACCTATTCCTGTTTCAGTAGGAAATTCAATTAGAGTCCAACTTTGAGTTGACATATTCATTGCAATAACTACCTTAGATTTAACATACTGTCCACTTGGAACTTTCATAAAACCATCCATAATTATGGATGGCAACTCACCAAACTGTTTGGTGATATCAATCACTTCTTCCAGAGTTCCACACTGGACAGGTTTTGCCGACCAGTATGGTTCTGCTAGTACATCAAGCGGTAGCAGTAACGCTCCCACTACTAGAGATATCTGAAGTGTCCGTTTCATTTTCCTTTTCCCATTCTTCTGTAAAGAGGTCGATTGTATCAACCAAGTCTTGAAGATAGTCTTTCTTATCCTTCACAAATTCTTGAACCAAACCATCTTCGGTTACGACAAGGATAACAATCTGATTGATTTCAATCCCTGTTCTTTCTTCAAACATTTCTGCATAAGCAGATGCTTGCATATAATATTCAAAATTATAATCGTCCTTTCGTTCAGAACGTGAAGTCTTAAAGTCAATGATAGAAGGAACACCGTTCCATTCTCCAATACAGTCCACTCGGCCTGCGACACGATACTTCTCACTCCACAGTCCACACTCTTGTGCATAGATGTTATCTATACTTTTTTCAAGAGTAGGTTTTAGTTGTGAGAACAAACACCAAGGTAAGAATTTTTGTTCATCCTTGATAACTTCTTTATTGTTTAGAAAGTCCTCACACATATGGTGAACAGCAGTTCCACGACTAGCAGCAGTACGCATGATATGATTAGCAACATCATTACCTACACGATTGCGCCAAGCTTGTAGTCCAGCTTTCTTTTCTTTTCGAACACCCAACACTGTTGTGATAGATGGATAGAAACCAGTGGGCGTATCATAGAAACGCTTCCGATTAATATTTTTAGTAGACACCTCTGGGATATCAATTGGTTTATGATTGAACATATTTCACCTCAAGTTTTTTACAATGATATAATTATAACAAAAACAATACATTATGTCAAGAAGTTTCTTCATCTTTTACTATGAAATTTATTTTCACAACATTACCATTTGTTTTACTAATGTAATACTCTAACTCATTTTTGGTTAGAATTATTCTTAAATCTTTTAGAGACACTTCTTTCATTATCCACACTTTCTGCGAGGTTGTTTAGTGCATCCACTACCAGCGGATTAGGTTTGGGACTGAATATAGTATCCCAATTCTCTTGCATTTGTTCGTCAGCGATTTGCTGAATTCTTCTTCTACTTCCCTTGCCCACGATATTTTTTATAACTCCGTCTTTTACTTTTATTCATCGTAGAGGTAATCGGGTTTCTACCCATTGATGTACCTTTAGATGTACCCTCATGTCGGCTACCGCCGATAGCACTTCTTGCCATTATTCAACTCCTAATCTAATCTTGTTGATCAGATATTCTTTTACAAACCCACTACGAACAATATCGCCAATGGTAAATTCAATGTTCTCAAATGCCTCCATAGACTCTAAGATTTTCATAAACTGTGCCAGTCCACTCTTATCAGAAGACTTAATTAAGTCAGTCTGAAAGAAGTCTCCACAGAACATAATCTTGGAGTCCTGTCCTACACGAGTTACGATTGTATCTAGTTCATGGAAGTTCAAGTTCTGACATTCATCCACAATGATGATTGCATTGTCCAGCGTAATACCTCTCAAGAAAGATGTAGTCAAAAAGAATAGACTTCCTTGTGACTTCAATCTCTCATAGAGATTATCAAACGCTTGTTCGTTTGGTTGTTCGAACATAAACTTAACCATATTCTGATAAGGCACTTGGAACAGTGCTGTCTTATCTTCCTCATCGCCGGGCAGAAATCCAATCTCACGAGTTGGCACTGCACTACGGACAATGTATACAGTATCGTATGGTGTATCATTCTTCAACACTTCTTGCATTGCAAGATATAGTGATACGAATGTCTTACCTGTACCAGCAGCACCATACATAAAAAGGTTCTTTCCAGCTTGATATGCTTCAAATGCCTTTGTTTGATTGTCAGTAATCGGTTTAACTTTTACTAGACTGTCTAGTCTAATTTCTTTTGCTTTACCCATTATTTCTTCCCTTGTCGTTTACGATGTTTATCCACCACCGCTTGCGTCTTAATATCTTTAGCTGATTTCTTGGCATACCTTTGCCCAAGGTTACTGTTAGGATGTGACTCCCCTACCTTTTGCAAAACTTCCTTAAAACCATCATCCACTTTTATGTCACTCATCCCTGTACCACCAATAATCATCGGGGCAGAAGTGATGACACTTTCCTTACTTGGATTTGCTTTTAGATATTCTTGGAGAGAGGAGTATGTCATAAAGACTTCTTCCATCTCACCAGTATCATTATCTCTCACACTATACGTTGGCATTATTTTTCAATTCTTCAATTTCATTTTTTAGTTGTTGGTTTTCTTCAACCAACTCCTTTATTCTATTTATACAAGAATAATAACTGGAATTTAATTCTCTTATCTGATCTTCAAACAGCTGTGTTTCAGTTATAGTTTTTGAATTCACCGCCTCAAAAGAAGGATATCCCTTTTCAAAAACTGGTTCAAAAAAATGTTCTTCTGTTTCAAATTCTACATTCATTTTCTCATCCTCTTCCTTGCTTCTACGAAGCATATAATCATAATACCCCTCACGCTGCATTTTGAAACTCATACCAATCTGGTGAACCTCTTTTTGTCCACTTTGCAAGGTGTTGTTTGTACTTGACGTAATAGTCTTTGTACGCACGAATAGAATCCCTGTTCTTCACATCATCAGGCATCGCTGGGGTTGGTTGTGTAAACGTACCTTGTTTCATGGACTTAGGTGGTTCACGAAGCAAGTCTTTTAGTTTGTTGTAGGTTTCATGGTATTCACCATTCTTGAAACCACGCCAGATAAACTCTTCATTCAGTTCGCACCACATATTATACAACCACTCATAGTTAGCACGAGACTCACGAGTCCAGATGCCACTAGGGTGATTGATATGAGATGCCTTGTATAGAGTTGTTTCCATAACATCTTCTGGGTGTAACCAGCGCTTGATTTTACTTCCGTTCTTTGTCCTACCGTAATACATCTCACCATCCATAGTACGATGTGCAGTGGACATGAGTTGAGCGTATTCGATAATCATTTTACTGCAATGACTGTTGTTGTGCATCTGGGCACAAATCTTAGGGTCTGGATGCATGTAGAATATGTTCATTACTTCTCCCATCTGTAGAAGATGTGATCTTCTATCTCAATCGTTTTTGTTTTAGTCTTTGCCCAAGAAGGCATTACATAGTCAGCATGATAGTGCGTTGCACCTTCTGTGATGTCTATACTATGTATTGTACCATTAACCATTAACTCTGTCAAGGTATAAATGTTCTGATATACAGAATCATTATGAATCTCATCAGACTTACCATCACAATACCAACTGAACTGACACTTATGTCTTACTGGTATCATCTCACCCGAACCTGTCCAACTAGGTTTATGAGGCCCTTGTTTGACAACATCACAAATACTGTTTGGAAATCTTGAGTCTGCTACACGATTCAATGTCACGAAGATAACAGCAATCTGTCCTGCTGCACCTTGTCCTCGTGCTTCATGGTATACGTTCTCAGCGAGACACCCTGTTTCCATTTGCATATAGGTATCCAACTCACCTTGAGTCAAATCCTCTGGAGCAATTGGATGTCCATGAAAGGTCAACATAGACGCAAGTATTATTTCTTTAATCATAAATTATCCTCACCACCAGCCATGTTCAATTTGACTGATTTGTTCCCTTGCAGCATCTACTGCCATTCCATTACCAAACTCTTCTTTCACTGCTTTGATAATATCATCAGTAGTACTAACTTCACTCGTTAAATCGCCTGAGTCTGTATAGAAATCAAAAACAAATTCCTGTACATCCATCAAGTATGCATTCACTCTTCCCATTATACAATCTCCTCAAAACCCATTGCGGCAACTTTATACTTAGTAGTTCCCATTAACATCTGATCTCCCATAGAGGTAGAACGCATTCCAAACGTCTTACCCTCGTACACTGGAAGGTCGGCCATTACAGTGACATTCTCATTATAGTCACCATTCTGCATTGTTACACCATTGTCAGACTCTAGTGTAAATTCTTTGATACTCCACGAACCTTGAACATTGTTAGTCCAACGATAAGCATACTCTAAAGCTTGTGTACCAGTTAGGTCACCAACTTCTACCAAAGCAACTGTTCGTGGGGTTTCTTCAAAAGCGGTATGTATTACTGCAACTTGTGTCATAATTTAGTACTCCATTTCATTCTCAACATAGCTATAATATCAAACTGTCAATAGATTGTCAATAGGTTTTACAAAATATTTGCATCCCAAACAATCTGAGCAAGTTTTCCTTCCAATCGGTATGCCTCTTTTTCCCAAGGCAAGTCCCAATAACCAACTGAATCCGATACAGTGGTTTTCTTCCAACGTCTGTCTATAGCGTCACCAGACATCTCATTACGAGCATACTGCTTAGCGTGTACCATCTCATGGCACAGGGCAGTCACAAAATCTTTCAAAGGCAAGTCTTTACTAATCTCAATATCAAACTGTCGATTGGTATCTTCCATCATACAGTAACCTATTGCATCATCATTGAACTTACGAATGCGAACTGTAATCTCTAAAGTCTTCATTCGGGGCATCAATTCAGTAATCATCTGACATACTGTTTTGAAAGCAACTTCTTTCTGAAACTTTGTACCGCCTCTGACATCAACTAAATTCATATTCACCTCTATTTCTCTATCTTATGTAGCCATTATACCTGTTATGATAACAAATGTCAAGCACTTTCGCCAAAAAAAATCCCTGTAAAAACAGGGACTTAGAAATTATTTTCAATTATTTTTAATAATCATGCAGAAATATCTACAAGTTTACCCAATTCTCTGGGCGATTCGTGACGTTCTACAGCTTCTCCCCTAGCATTGTATGTGGTATAGGTCATCTCTGATACTGTGACAGCACCATCTCCAACCTTAGAATATTTGACTATTGCAGTAGTTGTGGTGTCTCCTGTACTATAAGTTCTTGTATAGTTACTGACTATTTGTACAGGTAATATTGGTGTAATTTCTGACATAGATTTCTCCTTACGGCGGCGGAGTTCTTCTCTGTGGTTGTAAGAGAGAGAAAGGACGAGAAGAACTCCGCCGAGACACGCTGGTTAAACTAGGAGCACTCCTAGTGTTGCAGGCCCAGCAATCCCATCTGCAACTAACCCATTGGCACTTTGCCATTCTTTTAACGCACGTTCAGTGCCAGGGCCAAAGTCACCGTCTGCTGTGATACCTAATGCTTCTTGCATCATCACAACACCAACTGACTTCATACCCCTTCGTAATACTCCGATATCTTCTGGTGAAGGTTCTTCCACAAACTCATCATCTGATTCGTGTTCTGAAGCATCACTACCCAACATGTGTAGTGCTTCTTTCCAGTGATGGATACGGTCTTCTAAACCAATGTAACCACCATTGATACGTTTCGTCATTGTTTTGATATCACCACTATCTGCATAACGGTTCAATCCATTTTTGTTCCAGTACCAAATGGCGGACATGAGAGCTACCTCTTTATCTTCTGAAACCATGTCTGGATTGTCAACAACGTCAACATCCATGTCGGAGGCAAATGCACTATAGTTTGCTTTACCTGTCAACTGGATTGGGCCTCTGCCACGATACTTCCATCCATCACCAGATTCAGTATCCCCATTCGACATACGGTTAGCATAGACTACGTTAGCAATCTTTTCTGGTTGTCTGTGATATGGTTCTGAATCTCTGGCGGCACGTTTGAAGTACTTGCCGAAGATTGCATCCAGCGCCTTGGCACTGTAGTTAAGGTTTTCAGAGAACACTCTCCAACCACCACTCTCATGTCCACACTGAGCTATGAAAGATGCAATACGTTCTGGTGTATTGATTTCATATTTCGGGAAGACTTCGTTCATTGCATCTACCCATCCATCTGGGTCTTTGCAATTAGGAAATAGTTCTTTGAACTGACTTGCTGTCAACATTGTTATTGACTCCTTTGATAATTGTCATTCCATCCAAAAGCTTCTTTCACTACATTGTCTGAAAGTCCTTTGAATACCTTATGTAAGGATTTGTCTTTTGCGGCGATGACTAGTTCTGCCTCTGAAATATGCAAACCTTCAAGCATCT